ACAAAATACTGCAGGAACACATATGTGGATTTATGATTGGAATGAAACATTATATCAAGGGGACAACACAAAGGGTTGGGAATTGACAGACATACTAGCATAGTATATAAAAAAACTGTGGTATGCAAAAGAAAGTATTATTAGAAAAAATTATATATTATAAAAATGTTTCAATGCCAGAGGGCTTTGAAATAAATCCTATCGAAATAGCATCTAAAATAATAGAGACCTATATTACAGGTCAAAAATTAAATTTTTGTAAAGCAACAGATGCAGTTGATACATATGTGAGAGAAAATTTATCTGCTTATGAGGATGTTCACTTAGAAACTCAAAGTTATTCTGGAAGAATATGTTATTCAAATCAAATTACAAAATTGGAAATGGATAAGGATTCTGATTTTACAATGTTATATGGCGTTCATGTAAATAATTGTGTGGTTCACATTATGTATGAGTGTGATGGAGAAAAACTAATTTGGGACATGCCGTTAAAAAATAATAAATTTATTTTGTTCTCCTCAAAAATGCCTTTTTTTATAACTAATAAACAAGAAAATCATCATTTAAATATGATTTTAAAAACAACTTACACTGATAAATAATATGGTACTTGACGAATACATATGGATTTTTAAATCAGCTTTAACACCAAGATTTTGTGATCAGATTATTAAGTACGGTAATAGTTTAAAAGATCATTATGGAGTCGTGGGAGGTAAACAAATAAGTGGCACTGAAAAACAAAAATTAAAAACTTTAAAAAAATTTAGAGATTCAAAGATAGTTTGGTTAGAGGGTAAGTGGATTTATAAGGAGACTCACCCTTATATTATTAGGGCTAATAAAAATGCCGGTTGGAATTTTAAATGGAATTGGACAGAACCAAATCAATTTACAAAATATAAAGTAGGCCAATATTACCATTGGCATCAAGATCAATTCACCCCTAAAGAATCTCGAACAAAAAAAGTTGAAGGTAATAAAATTAGAAAAATATCTATGAGTTGTCAATTATCAGATCCATCAGAATATAAGGGTGGTGATTTAGAGTTTTGTTTTGATCCAAAACCATCTGGATTAAAATCAAATAAAATTTTTAAATTAGAAAAAAATTTGCCAAAAGGATCAATTATTGTTTTTCCTAGTTTTGTTTGGCATAGAGTTACTAAAGTTACTCATGGAACAAGATATTCATTAGTATCATGGAGTAATGGAGATCCTTATCAATAACATGAATAAATTTAATTTTTTTAGCACAACTTTATTTCATGAACACAAACCAGAATTTCTTAAGTCATTAAATAAATTTTCTAATAAATATATTAAAGAAGCTAGACGAAGAAATAAACAATTTAATGATTTTGGGTTTAGTCATCACTCAACACCATTGATGGCTGACACTAATTTTTCAGAGTTTGCATCATATGCGGGAAAAAAATGTTATGATTATTTAGATGAATGTGGTTTTGATATGAATTTATATAATTTACTTTTTACTGAATTCTGGGTTCAAGAATTTGCTAAAAAAGGTGGGGGGCATCATAGTGCACATATACATTGGAACCAACATGTGTGCGGTTTTTATTTTTTAAAATGTAGTGATAAAACATCTTATCCAATATTTCATGATCCAAGAACAGGTGCTAGAGCTACAAAGCTACATCTTAAAAAAAATGATCCAAGTGAAGTTAATCCTAGTGATGAACTTATGCATTTTAAACCACGACCTGGCGATTTAATTATATTTCCAGGTTATCTACAACACGAGTTTATAGTTGACCCAGGATTAGAGCCCTTTAGATTTATACATTTTAATCTTCAAGCTATTTTAAAAAGCTTAACAAAAAATGTCTAATATAAAATATTTTATAGAACCTGTATTTAAAATAGAGTTTTTTAAAATAAAATGTATTAATTTTAAAAACAAAAAAGAACACATAGAAAAAATATTAGATCAATATCCTGAAATACCTTTTCCTAATTTTTTTAGTAACAGAAACAAAGCAAATATAACTTGGGAATTACAAGAAATATTTAAAGATGAGTTTGAACTTATAAATACAAAATATAATAGAAAAATAAAAATAGATAAAGCATGGTCAGTGACTTATGATAAAGGACATTATCATGTTCCGCATAATCATAGTTCAAGAGGCTATACAGGTATAATATATTTACAAATGAAAAAAGATTCTCCTAGAACTACTTACATATCACCTTTTAATAATGAAAACGATGAGACAGTGTTATATAGTCCCGAAGTAGCAGAAGGAGATATAATGATTGTGCCTCAGTTTATTTTACATTACACAGAGCCAAACAAAACATTTTTTAAAAAAAGAATATTATCATTTGATTTTTTATGAGTTTTAAAAAAAATAAATACACTGTAATACGTAAAGCGATATCAAAAGATTTAGCTATTTTTCTTGCAAATTATTTTTCTATGCAAAAACAAGTTTATGATACTTGTCGTGAAGCAAAATACTTTTCACCATTCGAAGATATTATTGGATTTTATGAAGCTGAAGATGGTCAAATACCAAACACATATTCTCAATATGCAAATACGGCTATGGAAACTTTATTACTTAAATGTCAACCAGATATGGAAAAAGCAACAGGTTTAAAATTATATCCCGCTTATACATATGCAAGAATATACAAAAAAGGTGATGAATTAAAAAGACACAAAGATAGATTTAGTTGTGAAATATCTACTACGATGAATCTTGGTGGTGATGACTGGCCTATATATCTAGAGCCATCTGGAAAAGAAAATATGAAAGGCACTAAAATAAATTTAAAACCAGGTGACATGTTAGTATATTCTGGATGTGATTTAGAACATTGGCGAGAACCGTTTCAAGGTGATGAGTGTATTCAAGTTTTTTTACATTACAATAATATTGAAACACCAGGAGCTAGAGATAATATGTTTGATACACGTCCACATTTAGGACTTCCATCTTGGTTTAAAAAGTGATATAAAAATTTAGATGCAATGGACACCACCACACCACTCCATTGCATCGTTTAATTAGAATGATAATAACTAAACATATAGAAGGAAAAGTAGACAGAAATTATCTTTATTTCGAAGGTGTTTTTGAAGATATTAATTGTAACTATTTTATAAAAAAAATAAAAACTGTTACTAAGACTACCTATAATGAAAATTATAAAAGTCATGTGAAAGGTAAAATGACTCCTTGGAGATTTTTTGCCCAAGATTTAAAATTTATTAAATTATATAGAGAAATAGTTTTTTATGTAGATCATAATTTTATTTTTCCTAAATATGATTTAATAGACGCATGGGGATACTCTATAGAAAAAGGAGAGGGTACGCATTTTCATCATCATAATCCGCATGCATGGTCTGGAGCTATTTATTTAAACGATCATGATCAAGCTTTAGAATTTCCTGATATTAAAAAAAGTTTCAAACCTAAGAAAGGCGGATTTGTAGTGTTTTCATCTTTTTTAAATCATGGGTGTGAGGCAAGTCAAAGTGAAAAAACAAAATATGGTTTAAGTTTTAACGTTAACACTGAACATCCAGGTTTTTCTCCGACAGCAGTAGATAACAAAGATGTTTAAATATTCCTAATTATACTATATAGGTATTATATTTTAGGAGAAATATATGCTTCAAAAGATAGGATTTCAACCAGGTATTAACAAACAAATCACACCCACAGGGGCAGAAGGCCAGTGGATAGACTGTGATAATGTTAGATTTAGATACGGCACTCCTGAAAAGATAGGTGGTTGGAATCAATTAGGTGGATCTGGAGCTAATGAATTAACAGGTGCAGGTAGAGGAATGCACCATTTTATAAACAGTTTATCTAGAAAATATTCTATCATAGGCACTAACAGAATACTATATGCTTTTTCTGGAGGGGTGTTTTATGATATACATCCAATTAAATCTACAACAACATTAACAAGTGCGTTTACTACAACTAATGGCTCACCAACTGTTACAATAACTTTTAGCACACCTCATGGTGTTAATCCTCAAGATAAAAAATTTATGGTAACAACTGTTCCTACAAGCACAACATTAACTATTACAATGCCTTCTAATGAATCAGGATCGGGAGCAACAACATCAGGTGGCATACGAGTGCAACACTATTATACAGTTGGACCAGCTGTGCAAGCAAAAGGTTTTGGTTGGGGACTTGGTTCTTGGAGTGGAGAAGATACTTCTGCTAGAACAACAACTTTAAATGGAGCGTTGTTAGATGATACTGCAGGAACAGGTGGATCAGGAACATCTATTGTATTGACCGATGCCTCACAATTTCCAAGTTCAGGTACAAACTTTATTCAGGTTGGAAATGAAGAAATTTCATATACAGGTGTTACAGGAAATACGTTAACAGGTATTACAAGAGCTGTTAGAAACTCTACAAGATCAGCACACAGTGATGGTGCCACAGTCACAAACTCATCAGACTTTATTGCATGGGGTGAGGCAGCGTCAGGTGACTTGGTATTAGAACCAGGTATGTGGTCGTTAGATAATTTTGGTGACAAAGCAATTTGTCTTATTCACGATGGCCCTGTTTTTTCTTGGGATTCTAGTTTATCTAATGCAACTGAAACAAGAGCTACAATTATAACTGGTGCACCAACTGCATCAAGACATATGTTAGTTTCTACACCAGATCGTCACTTAGTTTTTTATGGAACAGAAACAACGATAGGAACACCATCAACACAAGACGATATGTTTATAAGATTCTCTGATCAGGAGGATATAAATACATATACACCCACAGCGACCAACACAGCCGGCACACAGAGATTGGCCGACGGATCACAGATCAGAGGAGCGATCAGAGGTAGAGATGCGATTCTTGTTTGGACTGACACAGCATTATTTACACAACGTTTTGTTGGACAACCATTTACGTTTGCGTTTGCTCAGGTTGGAACTCATTGTGGACTCGTTGGACAGAATGCATGTGTTGAGGTAGATGGTGCTGCGTATTGGATGTCAGAGAATGGTTTTTTTAGATATGCTGGTAAATTAGAATCTTTACCGTGTTTAGTAGAAGACTTTGTTTATGATAATATAAATTTAGATTCAGGTAATCAAATGGTATCTGCTGGATTAAATAATTTATTTGGTGAGGTTATGTGGTTCTATCCAGAGTCTAATTCTTCAGTGGTAAATAGAATGGTATCATATAATTATTTTGATTCATCACCACAAAGACCGGTTTGGACAGTCGGTAGTTTAGCAAGAACAATGTGGAGAGACTCTGCAGTATTTGGTAAACCACATGCTTTAGAATATGATGCATCTACTGATACATCTTTTGATGTGGTTGGAAATACAGAGGGTAGAACAAGTTACTATGAACATGAAACAGGAACAGATCAAAATAGAAATGGAACTATTACTGCGATTACTGCAAATATAACATCTGGAGATTTTGATATTACAGCTCAAAGGACTGCACAGGGACAACAGACTGGTGTCGCAACATTCAGAGGGGATGGTGAGTTTATAATGAAGATAAGAAGATTTATACCTGATTTTATATCACAAACAGGGGCAACTAGAGTTACATTGAATCTAAGAAATTTTCCAAATGATACGGCAGCTAGCTCATCACTAGGACCATTTGATATAACGTCTTCTACACAAAAAGTAGATACGCGTGCGAGAGCAAGAGCTATAGCGTTAAAAGTAGAAAACACATCAACTAGTCAAAACTGGAAGTTAGGAACTTTTAGATTAGACACACAACCAGATGGACGTAGATAATGGCAAAGATAGTGCAGGTTTTAACAAGACCAAGTAGAGAATATCAAATTGAAACAGCAGAGGCACAGGTTAGGGATCTTGATGCGATAGTGGAAAAATTAAATACTACGTTTCAAGAAGAATTAAAACAGGAGGTAGAAGCACAAAACTTCTTCTTAAATTAATGGCTAATAGTTTTAAAAATAAAAAAGTAGATTTAACAACAACTGATCTTACAACATTATATACAGTGCCAGCTGCAACAACAACTGTGGTTAAATCTATATTAGTGTCCGAGGACGCCGGATCAGGGACCACGATAACAGTAACGTTGGTTGATGCTAGTAGCAACGTATTTAGTTTATTTAAAACTAAGACTATATCAGGTAACGCTACAACAGAACTTTTAACTCAACCTCTTGTAATGGAAGAGAGTGAGATACTTAAAGTACAAGCTGGTGACGCGAACGAGCTGCACGTCATAGCTTCAATATTAGAGATACAGCCGCGAGAGGTAACAACATAATGATCGAACTAAAACCAAAAGAAATAATAGAGAAGATAACAAATAAGAAAACAGGTGAGAAATATGAAAACGATAAAGAGTGGAAAGACAAGGGTATATC